TTAAGCCAATTAGAAAAGACGAAGCTAAGTATTTACGTTTCGAAGGATTTGACAAGTATGTTCACAACGGTAATAAAAACAGAAAGTACCACAGTTATTTCGTAGTAGAAAGTAAAAAGGTTTTAAACGTTTTAGAAAAATATCGTAATGATATTAAGAAATAATAATACAATCAAAAAACTATAGAAAGATGGTGGACTAATGGAATATAAATTATTCCTAGATACAAATGCACTATTAAATTTACAGGCAAATGCTTTTAAAGAAAGATTTGCAATATCACAGAAAACACTTGAAGAAATTGAATCAATTAAAACTTCTGGATCAAAAGACGGTGAAATTAAATACAAAGCTAGAAAATTAGCTCATTTACTAGATGAAAATTATGGTAAGTATGATGTTGTAGTTGTTGACGAAGCAATTCTAAACATTATCAAAGATTTTAAATTAGTAACCACACCTGATACTATTATTCTCGCTTCTGCTTACTTGTACAATAAAACAGAACCTATAATTATAGTATCTGACGACATAAATGTAAAATGTATTTCAAGAGAAATCTTCAAATTAAACACAAAAGGAATTAATGAAATAAATATAGTTTCTGATTCAAAAGAATATTTAGGATACAAAGACATAACTCTTTCTGATGATGAAATGAGTGATTTTTATAGAAATTTAGACGAAAATACATTTAATTGCTTATTAAATGAGTATTTAGTGATAAGAAATTCAAAAGATGAAATAGTTGATTATCGCAGATGGAATGGAGAAACATTCGTAGCATTGTCATATAAGCAAATCAATAATGAATTTGTAGGTAAAATTAAACCTAGAAATCCACAGCAGACTATAGCTTTCGATATGTTACAAAATAAAAATGAGACAATTAAAGTTCTTACAGGCAATTTTGGTTCTGGAAAAGATTTTCTCATGATATCTAATGCGTTGGATTTAATTAAAGCCGGTAAATACGATAAGATTATTTGGATTAGAAATACAATTGAAGTCGCAGATACAAAACCTATTGGATATTTGCCAGGATCTATGGAAGAAAAATTAAAACCATATGCTATGATTTTAGCTGATCATTTAGGTGGAGAACAAGGTTTAGACCTTCAAATAATGGCAGGTAATATTGAAATTGAACATATCGGATTCATTCGAGGCAGAGATTATAAAAATTCAATACTTATGTGTAGTGAATCTGAAAATATGACAAAAGAACATATACAGTTATTAATTGGTCGTGTTGGCGAAGGTTCTGCATTATGGCTAAATGGTGATTTTAAACAAACTGATAGTGGAATTTTTAGAATTAATAACGGTCTTATGAGTGTTATAGACAAACTAAAAGGACATGAAAAGTTTGGCTATGTCAAATTAGCAAAAACAGAAAGAAGTGAAACTGCTGCTATGGCAGATCTGTTAGATTGAGGTGATTAATTTGGAATGTAAAACCATATTCAAGTCATATTTGGCACGTCAACTTTTAAAAAAGGGAAATCCAATCGTTGATATTAAACCAGATAAAGAACGTGACGGACATACAATATTTATTTTTGAAACAACTGAAAAGTTCAAAAAAGATTTATCTACTCTTCTATCTGAGTAGATTTTTTATTGCAATAAATTACTGAAAAAGTTCAAGAAAGGTACAAGGTGATTAAATGTTTAAAGATTTAACAGGAATGAAATTTGGGAAACTCACAGTATTATATCAAGATTTTGATAATCCAAATGCAAGTAAAAGAACATATTGGATATGCAAATGCGATTGTGGAAGTGAACCCAAAAGTATTGCTGCTCAAAGCTTATTGAGAAAAACCAACAATACAGAAAGTTGTGGATGTATACGTACTGAAAATAACAAAACACTAAAAAAGAATGTCAAGAAGGTTGACATGATTGGCAAACGCTTTGGTAGATTAGTTGTAATAAAACAATCAGACAAACGTAACGGAAAACGAAAAAAGCTTATGTATGACTGCATATGTGATTGCGGCAATAATCATACAGTATGTGGAGAAACACTAAGAAATGGTGATGTTGTTTCTTGTGGATGTTATTATGAAGAAACAAGAGGAATTTCATCTAAAAATTATAATACATATGATTTAGACTCTTACACATACGGTGTCGGATATTGTGAAAATGGTACACATTTTTTCTTTGATAAAGAAGATTATTTCAAAATTAATGAATATTCATGGTGGTATGACGGAAGATACGTTATTGCTCATTCGATTCAAAATGACAAATATACAACTGCTATAATTAGAATGCATAGAGTTGTAATGGATATTGGAGACAGAGAGGATATTAACGTAGACCATTTAAATCTTGTAAGATATGATTGTAGAAAAAGCAATTTAAGAAAAGCAAGTAATGAAGAAAATGCTAGGAATAAATCACAATATTATTGCACATTAGAAAATCCAGTTGGTGTTCATAAAATAAACGAATCGAGATATGATGTATACATATTAAAGAAAATAAGAGGTTCACGTACTACATTAGAAGATGCAATAAAATATAGGCAAGAATTAGAAATGGAATTATATGGTGAATTTAGATTTAATCCTGAACAACAAAAAATCATTGAATCTGACTTAGAGGGTGATATTGATTCTCTTTTATTATGTTCAAATTTATAAAATATTAAGAAAAGCGGAGGTACACTCCTATTGAAAAAATTTATATACGGTTTATTATTTGGTTTATTATGTATTCCAATATTAGAAACATTACTTGAATTAATAGTTACATATTTGGAACTACCAAAAGCCTATATTACTAAAAAAATATTAAAAGAAAATAAAATTATAGCTGATTTACAATTAGAACAAGAACATATAGAGACGGTAGCTATGGGTTTTCAGATTCCATCTGAAGATGAATATGAAGAAGACGACGATTTTGATGATAAAAAGAACGAGAAGAAATCTAAGAAGTAAAAAACTTGGCTTTTATGTGGTGTTTTATTATTTTTTTATTTAACTAACTAAACCGTATAATTTCCCATTATACACTATACTACAATATGTATAATTATACTATGTGAAAATAGCACAATTAATAAATACTAAATTATACAAATTAAACAAATTAGAGAGGATGAGTGATTATTAACGATATTATTAAAAGAAAACAAGGTGAAAACTATACAGATTACTTTGTAAGGCTTTTTGAGAACAAAAATACATATGGTCTTAAATCAGAGGATATTGCTGAATTACTTAATTATGAAAACGGTAATAGTTTTGGAGAAAGTAGTTATCGTAAAGATTATGCTTCATTTAATCGAGGTCGTATTTATGAACGTACCAAAGGACAAAGTGGCATTCATAATAGAATTTTAAGTGTAAGTGATTTACATATACCTTTTCAATTACCAGTTGAAACTTTTAAAGATTATGTAGGATGTATTGATATATTACAATTAAACGGAGATATTTCAGATTGCCAAGCTATTTCTAAATTTCCAAAGGCTTATCGTATCAGTCCAATGGAAGAATTAATAGAAACAAGACAATATATTATTTCACTGATTGAATTCATAAAGCCTAAAAAAGTTTCAGTAAACTATGGTAATCATGATTTACGTTTTCAGAATTACTTTGCGAAAAATCTCGATACTGATATTCTTGAACTAATGCCAAAAACATCACTAGAGTTAATATTCGTTGATGGATTTAAACATTATAACAAGCGAGAAAGAACAAAGATTGAATACAAACCTTTAATTGAAGTAATTGATGATGTTGAAATTGTTTATACGGATAATTGGTTTTCTCAAATTGGTGAAACTATATTCTGTCATCCGTTAGCATTTTCTAGTGGTATATTAAAAACAGCAGAAAAGGCTGTATATTACTTTAGAAATGAAGGATACAACTTCTCTTCTCTCGTAATGGCTCACACACACAGACTTGGTGAATATACAATTGGAAATACAACGCTATATGAACAGGGTTGTTGTTGTGATGTAAAGGCAAATAATTATTCTGATGGTAGATTAGGAAATTCTCAAAAAGAAGGATTTATCTATATTTGTCAGGACAAGAACGGAAAGATAATTAAAGATCAAACTCAATTGATTTGTTTAAATTAAATAATAATAAACAGAAAGAGAATTGTGGGATAATTACTCACCACTCTTTTGCAAGGCGTAGCTTATGTGGTTACGCCTTTTATATTGCAAAGGAGGTTAAAATGGCAAGAGAAAAATATGGATTTATTTATATTACAACCAATAATATTAATAATAAAAAGTATATCGGACAAAAGAAATACATACAAGGATGGGAAGAATATTTAGGTTCTGGAATTGCTCTTAATAATGCAATTAAAAAATATGGCAAAGAAAATTTCTCAAAAAAAATTATTGATGAGAGTTATACAAGTGAAGAACTAAATCAGAAAGAAATTTTTTGGATTAATTTCTACGATGCAGTAAAAAGTAAAGACTATTACAACATTGCATATGGTGGTGATGGTGGCAACACTATTGCTGGTTATACAGAAACTCAATTAAAGATACATTCAAAAAAATTATCAAATTCATTAAAAGGTGTTATCAATCAAGGTGGAAATAATCCAAATGCGAAGAAAGTAATTTGCTTAAATACTATGGAAGTATTTGACACTACTGTTATCGCTGGTAAAAAATATAATATACCTGATTATAGCATACAGAGTGCTTGTCAAGAAAAATCATTAGTAAGAACGGCAGGTTATCATCATATCACAAAAGAGAAAATGTTATGGGAATACTACGATGAAAATAAAACTTATACATATAAAAAGTTCACTAGAAACGATATGAACTGCAAAACTGTAGTAATGTGCTTGAATACTAATGAAGTATTTAATTCAATAAATGAAGCGTCTGAAAAGTACAATATAAGTCCAACAAAAATAAGTCACAATTGTAATCATCTGTCGAAAATTGGAGGATTTGATAGTAATGGAAATCCTTTATATTGGATTAAATATGACGAATATATGAAACATGGTATCAGAGAAGAATATTATCAACGTGATAAAATTCAACAATTTGACTCAAATGGAAATTTAGTGAATAGCTTTGTTTCGATAAAAGAAGCATCGGTTTCAACAGGATTAAATAAAAATAGAATAGCTAGGAATATTAATGGTGTAACCGATTTTATAAATGGATATAAATTTAGAGTAAAGTATATTTAAGTGATTTACAGAAACATATAAAATTTTATTAAACTAATAATATTAAACACAAAGAAAGGTTAATAAGGCAATTATTATGAAGTATGAAAAATCAGATAGAATTCAATATGAGGATTATTGTTGTGTTCCTCACTTCATGGAAGATGTTGTTAATACACTCTTTAACGAAGATTTAGAAATAGATCAGGTACATATTATTGCAGATACATATTTAACAGAAGCAATATTTAAAACAATTTGTCAGATTAAAGTTAATGATTTTGAGTTTGATTTAACAGTAGTGAAATTTGATGCAGAGGATTACGACACAGATGAATACCGTATTACTATATTAAACGATGGGCAAGTTTTTGTTGAACCTGCCATTGATAAAAATGCAAATTATTATGATTGCGATGGATTTATTTTTGCTGAAACTGAAGTAAGTGAAGATGCATATAATGGGAATAACAGACATTGCGATGTCATGGTGTTTGAAATTGAAGATATTTAATTTAGAAATAATATTATACAATAAGTAAAGCAAATGAGAATTTGATAAGGTTTGAATACAGAACAAAGACATCTCAGTAGAGGTGTCTTTTCTTGTGTATTCAAAAATACACAATGCTACTGTCGTGAGACAACGGCAAACAACAGTGAATGGTTGATGGTGAGATGCGTCAACATGTGGTTGCTCATAGTAGGCTTATGCTCCTACTACCACAAATAAGAGACTTACTGGATAATTACCAGTCCTCTTCATTTTGAATAGCGAAATGTTATTCATATTTGGAGAATAGCTCCCGTTGTGATAACGGCACTAAGACTATTCTCCTTTACTTATTAATTAACAATAATAAACAGTAAAGGAGAAATGCATGAATCAAAAATTTACTAAGAAAGAATTAGAACGGCTAGGATGTACAGAAGAGGAACTTAAGCTAGTAACGGAATACCAAAAGAAGTTGCCTATCATTGTTGAAAATGATAATATTGAAAAATTCTGTGTTGACGCAAGAACATTACATACACAGTTATGTGTAGGAAAACAGTTTAGTCATTGGATACAAACAAGAATAAAATCATACAATTTTGTAGAAAACGTTGATTTTAAGCCTTTTTCACCAAATGGGCTAAAACCTCAAGGCGGTAGACCGTCTATAGAATATTTAATATCAATTGATATGGCAAAACAATTGTCAATGATTGAAAGAACAAAGATTGGAAATTTATCAAGAAGATATTATATTCTCATGGAAGATTTAGTTAATCGCAATAAAGAATGGTGGGAAACAAGAAAACCACAAAGAGAGAATTATCTACCGATGTGTAATGCTATTTCAGAATCAATACGTAGAGTTCGTGGTAGAAAAGGCGACGACAATGATTTTAAGTATAATGCAAACATAATAAATATAATAGCTACTGGCTCAAAGGCTCAGTCTATTAAAAATTATTTAGGTATTGGTATAAATGAATTAACTCGTGATAGTCTGTTGAACGATTATAATGAGAAAATTGCATTTTTACAAGAACAAAATATATTACTACTTGGAATGGATTTACCTATTATTAAAAGAGTTAATATGTTAATAAACTTTTTTGACATAAAATATCCTGACGCTAAACCATTACAAGAATATCGTACAAGAGATGATATGTTAAAAGCTAGAAAAGATTTATTAAAAGAATTAGAAAGTTAATAAATAATAATATACATAGTTTATTTAAGCAGATGAAAGTCAAATTTTATCTGCTTTTTTAAGGTCATACTTTTCATCGGGTATGACTTTTTATTGTGGGAGAACATTTACCTAGCTAGTAAATGTCAATGTAGTTTCTGACCGACTACTCTCCCATTATTTT